CGCTTGATGTTCGGCAATACTGGCCATGCTTGCTGCGGTAGGTGCCGGTGCTGTAAGGGTTTGGCCGGCGGTAATTTGCGTAAAGGCTATGTCTGTTTGGGCTTGCTGTAATAGCGCGTTTAAACGTTTTGTACTTAGGTTCGGGTTTTTAAGTATCTGTTCATATTTGACTAACACACTTTCAAGGCCCGCTACTAGCGCTTTTCCTTGGTCTACTCCGGCTTGGTAAAAACGGCTAGCGCTATCCAAACCTAATTTGTCGGCTACCTCTTGCACCGTTGAAACCAACGCGTTAACGCCGTTAGGGCCTGTAATGGCTTCCTGCCCACCGGCAACCAATTCGGCTGCAATGGCAGACCCGGCTTCCGCACCTGCGTTAAGTACTTCGCTTAGGGCTTGTTCACTAAGGCCACGTTGTAGCAATGTATCCACGTTGGTTGCGTACTGTTTTACCCCGGCTACTTGGTCACGTAATCCGTCTAGGAAACCGGCGCCCGTTTCTACGCCCGCTTCTTTAGCGTCGGCAAAACTAAACCCGGCTTTAATGCCGTCGGATACGGTTTTACCAAAATCGGTAAACGCTTCTTGTGCGTCTTTAAGTTGGTCTTTAGCGTCGTCTAATGCGGTTTTAAGTTTGTCTCTAATGACGTCGTATAGTTCGCTAACTTTTTTGGCAGCACCGCCGGCGCCGTCACCCATACCGTTTAATTCGGTTTTGGTTTCGCCAACTACCTTGCCTAGTTTTTCGGTGTTAAGCGCGGCCAATTCCGTAAAGTAAGCATTGTTTTTTAGTTTGGCGTCAACGTTTGAAATGCCGTTAATGAAACCGTCAAATTGGCTTTGTAGTTTGTCTACGTCTATAAGGTTGTCAAACGCGGCCGCGGTGGCAGAAATACCTTTACTAAATTGTCCGGTTGCAAAGTAGTAAACCGCTTGCATACCTTTAACAAGTTTGTAAATAACGTTTACGGTGTTGGCAACGGCAACGGCAAACGCTTTAAAGAAATTGCCAATAATCGGGCCGGCTTCACCCATTTTGGATAGCGCAACTTGTATACCGAATACAAGGCCTTGGTCTCCAAACGCGTTAGCGACTTCCTCAATAGCGGGCGTAACCTTTTCGTTAAAAAAACGTACAACCTTAATAAACAACGGCAAAAGCGCCATACCCAAATTGGTTTGCACGTTTTCCAATGTTGCGCTAAGTATCTTTTGTTGGTTGGCTAGGCCACCGCTAGTACGGCTAAAGTCGCCTTGTGCGTCGCCGGTTTGTTTGTAAATAACTCTTTGCGCCGCCAAAATTTTGGCTTGCTGCCCCAACGCGCCCGAACCGGAATATATGCCCATTTCCATTGCTTCGGCTTTTAGTGTTGCGTCGTTAAGCAAAACACCGTAAGCGCGTAGCGGTTCGCTTTCGCCACGTAGCGCGGCACCAATAGCGTTAATGGCTTGGTCAACGCTTGTGTTATTAAATGACGCTAAATCGGAAGCAAGGGTAACAAAATCGGTAGAAAAGGTAACAAGGTCACGGCCCGCTAGTCCGGCGGCTTTACCAAACGTCGCGAAAGTTGAAGCGGCATTTAATGCGGCTGTTGTTGAAAGCCCCAAACTACGGTTAGCGGTTTTGGCAAAGGCTTCCACCTCTTTACTAGATTGCCCAAAAATTACGCCGGCTTTGCTTATTTGTTCGTTTAGGTTTGACGCCTTTTGGACGGCAGAAAATGCGGCAGCACCTACGGCGCCAATTGCTGCGGTAACTCCGGCAATGGCAAGCCCAATACCCGGAAATTGTTTACCAAACATACTAATTTTTTTGTTTGCAGCGGCTAACCCACTATCGCTAAACGTCGTAATAATTGGGATATTTATAGCCATTACTTGTACCTTTGTTTCAACGTGCGGTTGGTTTTCTTTTCCACGTCGTCTATTACCGATTGTACGACTTGTTGCACGGCAGGTTTGTTTTTCTCTACGGCTTTGTCAATTACGCGCGGTTGTTCTCCGCCGCCCTCTGCGTTTAAATTGGTAACAAACATACCGGCGGTAGTTCGCCCGGCATGGTCATAAATAGCGCCGGCGGCGTCGGCCTGTTGCATAACCATAAGTTTGTAAGGCTTAGACCCAAAAGGTACTTGCTCTGTGTGCGTCTGTACGCCGTCTGTGTAGCGTTTAAAGTTAACGTACCGTTCTTTGCTAGCGCGTACACCTACCTTTATTTTAAAACCCTTTTGTACGGCGTCTGTACGCCATGTAATCTCTTTGCCTTTAATAAGACTGCCGCGACGCATACCCGATAGCGGGGCACCTTTAACGCCCACAATGCTTGTAATCATGCTGCGGGCCTCTTGTATCATTGGTTCGCCGGCGTTTTTTATGCGTTTGGTAACGTCGCGCCGATAAGTAGGGTCTATTTTGTTAAGCGCCGCCAATGCCTCTTGGGCACCTTTAACCTCTAAAATTGGTTCGGCCATTACGGTTACCTTTTGTTTCGTTCCCCCAAAACTTTAGCCACCGTTAAAAGGTCTTGTGTGTCAAACGCTTCCGAATACCAATGCGGCGCCCAACCTGTTGCTACTAGCAATTCTGCTAGTTGCCGTCGGTAGGTGCCGCTTGGGTAGGGTTTTGGGCCTCTTGTTCCACAACCTCTACGTTTGTTACTTGTCTGCAATAGGTGTCAAAATCGGCGGGTACAACTATTTTGTTTTGCTTGCTTGCTTCCCATGCTAGAAATAGCAAATCCTCTACACCAATTCCGTTAGCCATATCGGCGGCTTTGCGTTTAAAACGACGTTCCCACAACACAACCGTAAATAGGTTGGTGCTTACTTGGTACGCGCCGTCTTGGTTAGTTACTTGTAGCGTTAATTGCATTAGTGCCTACTTTCGTGTCGGGCCGATTATTCGGCGCTATTTATGCTGTTACGTCTGCGGTGTAAACGCCGCCAACAAATGTTACGTCAATGGTTGACAATTCGCCCATGGTTGCGTTAATTACCGGAAATTCTGCAAGCAATGCACCAGTAAGGGTAAAGCCCGGGTTGGTTGCGCTATCTGCACCAACTGCCGGTTTAACAATTACGGTTACCAATCCGCCTACTACGTTTTCCAATGTCGCGAAAGTTTCCGAAACTGCGTAGGACTGGTAGAGGGTAAGGGTTACTTCATGGTTGCCTAGGCCTGATTGGTAGGTACGTGCTGTTTTTCCAAACGTGGTGTTTTCAAGTTGGTCATAGCGCTGCGTGAATACTGCCGCCGTGCATTGGTCTGAAAGGTCTACCGCGTTAACGGTTACTACTGGGTTGGAAAGGTAAGTGCTTGTAGCCATGGTGTTTAATCCTCTTTCGTTGCTTTCTTATTTTTAGCACTTTTTTTAGGTGCCGGTGTGGATACTTCGTCGGTTACTTCGTCTGCGACTTCCTCAATAAAGCCGCCCCAAATAAGGCCGGCAACCTGTACCCCGGGTTTGGGTACAAACTCTGTACCAACAACACCGACGCGTGGGCTTTTAATAATGTACATAGGCACCTAACTTGTTTGGGCTTGCATTTCAATAGTCAAATCATAGGCGGCCATCTCGGCGCCGCCGATTATTGCGATAGTTGGGCGTCCGTCTGTTACCGCAACGTTTTTAGCCAACACTTTTGCCGCCATGTTCATAAGACTACGTTGGGCGTCAAGGTTGCCGGGGCCTAATGTTATGAGGCGTACCGGGAAAGTAATTTTAACTATGTTGTAGTTCCATGCCACGAAACTAGGCGCGTCAATAAAAGCGCAAGGCGGCACAAGGTTGCGCGGGTCATTTACTACTTGTAGGCCTGTAATCGTTTGTAACGTGGTTGTAAGGTCATCTAAGGCCTCATTAAATAAGTCGGTGTATGCAACGGGCATTATGCAACCGCGGGCCTGTCAACGCCTAACAATTGTTTAATCATTGGGCTAAGGCCCATGCTGCCACCGGCTGCTAAACCGTCAAAACTGGCAAAATCTGTTACCGCGCCGCGCTGCCTATAAAGAAAACCGGCATAAGCAATAGTGCCTAAAAGTACCGACGGGTTAGGTACGGTGCTAAGGCTTTCGTTTCGGTACCCGGCCTCGGCTCTGCGCCTATATGCAAATTCGTTAGCGGCCTGTCGGCATTGCGTAATAAAGGTTTGGTCTGCCGCGGTGGCGGTTCCTATTCCTAACCAATCCTCTACCTGTGCGTCGGTTGTTACCCACGTGCATTGTGGGGTAGTTGTCAACGTACCAGTAGCGGCAACAATGTTTACATTTGCAGCCGTTTTAGCAAATAAAACTTGGTTTGCTATTGGTGCTTGTAAGTCGTATTGAAAAAAACCTTGGTCATCTACGCCCGTAAAATAGTACTGTGGCAATTCGCGCACGGTATAAGTACCGTTAAAGGTTGCGTCAACACCCGCAATAGTTACGGATTGACCAACCTCTAGCGGGTCTGCGTTAGTTAGTAGTACTACAACCGCGTAGTTATCGGTTAAATACTTTTGTGTGACCGAATAGACGGCCATAAAGGCCTACCTTTCGGTTATCAGACGAACTTAACAAACTTGGTTGCGTCTGCCATAAATGCAGCAGCGTAACCGCGGAAAGCA